AGGTGTAGGACCTCTAGTCATTACTTAATCCCCTTCGTAGGTATACGGTAAACATCTTCAAGTAAAGGCAGGATAACGCTTCGGTAAGCCTCAGATGCTGCAGGCTGACCAACTGAAAGTTTCTTCAATTCATTTATCCCATCTTCATAGACTTTATCAAGAGTTAATTGACCGTTATATTGTGAACGTATATTTGTATCTTCAAATACTTCTAACATTTTCTTTGTTTGTTTTGTCATAAATTGAACTAAACCACGCTGACCTTCAGGAAGTTTTCCTGTATCACCTTTAGGTTTTTTCTTTGGGTCACTTGTACTTACAAAACTTGGGTCATTAACAAGTTGGTCTAGTGCGCTAAAGCGACTTATTAAATCTTGACGTGTTTGGAAATCACTAGTACCTAGCATATACTTTAATAGTGGATTACCAGCAAGCATTTTTGCTTTTAAATCAGCAGTCTTGCCGCGCATATCTGCTTGATATACTGGGTCATTACGTAACATATTGTTAGGGTCAGTTAAGTCTTTTTGGAGATTACGGTCTAAGTCGTAGTATTCCATGCGTGCTCTTGCTGATGCAACGTCTTTAATGTAACGATACAAAGGAGATGTTTGTGGTCCTTTTCCTTCTTCGTCAACAAATGGATTATTTTTATCTGGTATCCAATTCCACATCTGAAAGACTTTTGCTACAGCAGGGTCATACTTGCCAGTATTTGGGGCAAACACATAGGCTACGTTTCCGTACTTGGTAACCATATTCTTGTTATCAAGAACCCAGTTTTTAGTTTCTTGTGTATAGCCAATATATGTTTTAGCAGCCTTGCTATCCTTACTTACAGTAAAGATTGCTCTATCTGGATAAGTACCAATAAATGCAGATGTTGCAACAGCAATAGGGTCTACGTTTTGATAACCATATAACGCATTAACTTCGTATACTGCACGAAGAATATCTACATACTCTTGGTTAAATGTAACAAGCCCTGCTCTACGCATCTCAGGTGTGATGCCAATTTCGCTTGTACCTACAGGTATTGCAGACCAAGTATTAAAGCCAGCCTTAGCAGCAATAACGTTATAAGCAGCAATACCTAATCGGTCATAGTACTTTTGTGTCTTATCTATATTGCCATAGTCTTCTGGATTTAAACGTGTTCTATCATGTGCTTGTAAGAAAGCAGCAGCCTGCATCATGCTTGTTGCGTATATACCTATTTCGTGCTCAGGGTCTAACTGAAGTAACTGGTTAGTAACAGCAGAAGGAACTAGTGCTCTTGCCCATGTAGTATTATCAGATATAGGTCCAAGAAGTAAGTTGTCTAACTGTTCTCCAATTTTTTCATTACCCGACATGTTAAATAGTTCACGAGCAGACAAAACAGTTATTGCCATTGTAGGTCCTTGTAAAGAAAACACACCAGCACTGTCAGAATAAGATGGGTTAAGCATAGATATTTTGGCTGTGTACTGATTCCACTCAGGTTGCATAAAGAAGGTAAAGTGAGATATTGCTTTTTCTTTATCGCCACTGGCAAGACTGTTTATACCTTTATACAATTCATTAACAGTGTGAATTGGATTCATAATTGCAGCAAATGCTGGTGCAACAATACGGAATAACAAACCATCATTTGGAATCATTACATATTCATTGCCTTGTTGGTCTTTATATACAGCACCAGATGCATCCATAGCCTGACCTAAATGGCTACCACGATAAATAAAGTTAATTCCTTTATCTCTTCCAACACGATACATACGGCGGTAAAAATCTTCACCAGCACGGTTAAATCGTCCTACTGAACGTAGGTTCCATGCCATCTGTGTACGAATATTTGGATTATCTGCATACTTCATTAAGTCATTAATAGCATTATCGGTTGCCCGATTGTTAATCATAATATCTGCTTGTATGCTAGCATCATCAAATGCACGCGCTGCATCAAAGTCTTTACCTTCTGCTTTTTTCTTATCAAGTATAAGGTCATCAATAATTTTTTGCTGGTCTGGCTTTAACTTTGTACGCTGCTCAAGCAATTTTACAGCAAATGCATCAGCACGATAGAGGTCATTAATCTGACGGTCCATCATTTCCCAAACAAAGCGACCAAACTTTTTAAACATACCATCAACTGTGACACCTAATTGCTTAAACTCAAAGTCACTGCCTTCAACATTAAGATTAGTTCTAACAGTATCGCCTTTAAGGCGGAAGCCTTGTGTTACATCTTCAAACTCAACGTATGGAGTCTTACTTATGTGATACGAAGCACTACGTTGTAGGGCTTCGTACTCAGAACGTGCCTTTTTAACTGCCTCTGTATCCCATTTATTAGGTTGCTTAAGATAGTCACGCATAAAGCCTTCAGATTTTCTAAAGTCTTGACGTGATTCAACTTTTTTAACACCTTCAGCAATTTTAAACTTAACCATTTGCAGTAAGTTTTCGTTAAAAGTTTCATCGCTACCATGAAAAATTGTATAAAGTTCGTCACGACCCTTAGTAATAATACCTTCTGCAATTTCTGCAGGAGTTTTACCTTGCGCTGCAAGGTCAGCAGTCTGACGGAAATTAGAAAAGAAAGCACTAACAGATTTTTCTGCAAGTTCAGTGGACAATGTAACGTTTCCATCTTTGTCTTTAATTGGAATACGTTTAAATTCCCATGAACCCATATCATTACGCTTGAACCCAACCTTGCCCATAACTTCATTGAGATAGGCTTGACCATCTTCGGCTGTACGCAAAGCATTATGACGAATAAATATATCACCAAAGTCTACGATAGTTTTAGTAGGACCAAAACTCCATTTGTTTCTACCAAAATAACGCCAGAAAGCATCGTAATGAATTTCAGTAAGAGATGCTTCAGAAAGTTTTTTTGTTTCAATAGTAGCAAACTTAGGCATTTGTTCTAGGTTACGTGCATCTAAGAATTTAGCAAAATCATTTTTGCCATAAATCTCAGCAGCAAGACTTCCCTTTACCATTGTATTACCAAATGATGCTGCTACGGAAGATTGAACTGCACTTTCCATGGCATGCCCATTGTTAACAAGGAAAGTATGTATCCATGCTTTTTCTTCTGCATTTAATTTTCCACCGTAACGAGCAATTACTTTACTAGCAAGACGGTCAGCATATGGCGCTCCGTGCCATTCGTCAGCAGGTACAAATTCAAAGCGTGTAACTTCTTTTCCATTTTTCATGGTATAAGAAACTTCTTCTTTTACAATTTCCTGCATTGCTTCACGTTCGCGTGCTGATACATATTTAGCAGGATTACGTTTGCCTAAAAGCAAAGCCTTGACTACACCGATACTTTGCTCACTACCTGAATAAGCAGCAACTATGTTACTTACCGCTGTTCCTTTACCACTTAAAAAAGCAGCAATTGCTTGTGGTGCTGCAGTAAAGAAAGCCAATGTTGCTTCATCTGCTGCTGCTTTATAACCAATCTTAGGGAATAACTGTAAGCCAGTCCAAACCTGACCAACAAAGTTTGCTGACTTATCATAAGTAAATCCACGCAAGAAACGCATTGGACCACGTGGTATTGTTTCATAAAGTTCTTTATGTATCTCTTCAAAGCGTGGCATACTAACACCATCAGTACCATGGAATGTTTGACTAGCACCAGGATTAATTTCAATAACATCATCTTTGGCTAAATGCTTAGGAGTCTTAACATTAGAAACTGGACCTAAACCAAACTTGTCACCAAACAAACCATCAAGAAAAGCACGTTGACGGACTAAACCTTCAGATGTAGCCGACATGCCAATTTTATCAGTGTATAGTTTAAACAAAGAGTAAAGCATGTTTGTTCTATCTTCAGGGTCTACACGCAAAAAACGTTCAGCAATAACATTTGCTGTTAGTTTGTCGCCAACTAATACTCTTACAAAATCACGAAAAGCATCCATAGACTTATGAACATTTTCAACACTTGTAAAGAGTTGAACATTTTCAGGATGGATAGCCATTAACTTTGCATAACTACGAGTAAGGTTTGTACCATACTGTGTTAACTCATTTAAAACTAATTCTATTTCTGGGTCATTTAAAACACCAGGCTCAAGTCTATTAGCAAATACTTTATTAACGGATGCTGCTCTAGCAGCAACCGAAGCACCATCTGCTATACCATTAGCAGCAGAAGAGTCCAACCCATTAAATACTCGTTCGTATGTGTTGCGGATTCTGTCTGTAGATAAACGTTCAGCACGCTCAAGTGCTACATGGTTTTCACGATAGTATCCAATATTATGTGTACGTCCAGAAATAATAAAGTTTGCATATTCACCTTTATTAAAGAATGATTCAAGTGTACGCATATCAGTAACATTTACTAATTCATCACTAGCGTTATATACTTTAGTGGTTAATAATGCATTAAGAATATTTTCATCTGCATATTCAGGATGATTATTCATAATCCTTAAATATGCAGCACCGCCTGCACCATCATCACCAGCCTGACGTGCAATACGTAATTCATTTATATCGGCTACAAGTTTTTCGTGTTTTGCAATAAATCTGGGATTAGCAAATATATCTGCTACACGTACAGAAAGAGGAACACCAGCCTTGCCAGCAGCAATATATGTTTCAGCAAGTTTTGCAGATTCTGTTAACGCCTTTGAACTACCAGCAGTAAGCCATGTTAATGGGTCTGTAGTTAAAGACCATAGTGCATCCCAGTTTCCAGAAAAGTCTGTTGTATTTTCTGGACTAAAAGGATTAAGATTAGAAGTTATCCACTTCTTACCATCTTTGCTTGGCTCAGCCAGTGACGGGTCAAGTGGTGAAAGAAGAAATGCACCAAGTAAACCCTTTTTAGGAGGATGATTTTTGTTTACCCAATTTGCATAGTCACGACCAGGTGACTGTTGTTGAGCACTGAAATCTCCAGCAGCAGCAGCATATGCTTTTGCTCCCTCAGACATAACAAAGTTTTTATTTTTATTATTTGCTTTGTTGTATACATACTGATGATAGTCAGCCATTGATTTAATGGCATCCATCATTTCAAAATCATTTTCTCCGCCCCATTCGCGGATAATGTCTCCAGGTTTCTTTCCGTCAATTTGTCCCTTAACAAGAGCACTTAAAGCATTACCATGTTTGCTAGTTAATTTATCATTAACGTCTGGGTTCCACTGATTGTGACCATCCCAAGCATCAGACCAATTTTTTCTTGTTGTAACAAATTCAAAAGCCTCTTTAGGACTTTTCTGTGCAGTAGTATTTAAATACATACTAACTTGCGTTTGAATAGGACGCAAAGATTCTTGGGCTACATTTAATGCAGTGCGAAACGGAGCCTTAAAAGTATTAACAATACCAGAGCCAACTTGTTGCAAATAGTTTTGTTTGGCTTGCATATAGTCAGCATCTGGATTAAGAAATTGTAAACCGTATTTAATATCTTTATCTAATTTACCATAACGGTCTTTAGCGTTATTTAAATTACGGTCACGATTAAGTTCTAAATCTAATTGCATTAACTTTTGCAAAGCGTTTAATGTAGCCATATCCTCTGGTGCTGGTTGCCCAGCAAGGGTCGCTGCATACATCCTTGGATTTGAGTTTGCAAGAACAGGGTCATATGACCTTGAGGATGTAGGTTGCGGTCCAATGTTAGGATTAGTAAATGACATTATCCCTGATTCAACCTATTATAGATTGCTTCTAACTGACCAGAAGTATCATACTTCATTGCATTATAAATAATATTAGCAGTTGTTGGTGGCTGCAAGCCACGAATGCCAGCAGTATTTAATCCTGGTGTATTAGGATTCCAACTAGCACCAGTTGAAATATCTTCATTTTTATAATTTGTTGGTACGTCAAGTCCTATTGCTTCTGGCAATTCTGGTTCTGCATACATACTTCCAGCACCTTGTTGCTCACGTAATTCTTTATTTTGTCCGTAAGTACCACCAGTATATTGTTGAACTGGTTGTGACATTCCTTCTACGGCTCCACCATCAGTACGTTGTGATAGAGCACCAGGACCTGATACTGGTGCTGGGCTCATAGGTTGTTGGTATCCACCTGGTCCGTTTGCCATTATTCGTCCTCCTCATCTTCTAAATGTTTAATAACGTCTTCTTTTGTTGGCTTCTTTTGTAACCAATCAGGAAATGATTCTTTGGCTGATAATAACCAAAGAGCATTATCATTAGTAAAACCTGCTTTACGTAATGATTTAAAAAACTCATGTAGTTCAATTGCATACTGGTCTAACTTTGAGTAATCTTCATCAGCAACAGTTTTTACCTTTACAGGTTGTCTCTTACGTGTTGCCATGATTACTCCTATACTCTACGTTGTTGACTTAATCTTGCAGATGAAGCAGTTGCTCCTGTACCAGTTATGCGGCTAAGTAATGTTTGTAATTCTGGTGGTTGTTCTGCTGGCATTTCTTGAGGAAGAGCGCCTCCTGCTGACGGTTCCGCAGGAGCAGAGGGGACAGGTTGCTCAACTGATTCTTCAACGCCAGCAGGAGGATTCTCGGTTTTGAACGCATCTTGAATAGCGTCTTCAATTTGCTTACCAGATTTACGTGAGTTAATAACATCAGCCATTTTACGTACTAAATCTGTTGGGTCTTGTCCTTGAACTGTCATCTGAGGAATTGCTTGTGCCATAGCCGCTAATGAACCAACAAGTGAGTCACGCATTTTTTCAATTTCAATTTTTTCAAGTTCTTGTGTTACGTTAACTGTAAATGGAAGTTCACGCATAGCCATGTCTTTAGAGATAAGTCCACCACCTAAAGCCTGAAGCATGAAGATAAGTCCTTGTGCTGGATTTAAACCAGCAAGCATTCCATAACGTACATCTGCTGAGTAGTCACCTTTAAGGTCTTTAGAAGGTTTATATGTAATTTCATATGGTGAGCCTGAATCAACACCACGAATTGTTTTTTCATCTGGAAAGATTTTTTCATCTACTTCAAAACAGATACCAATTACATCGCGCAAAGCAGATGAGAAAATTGCTTGTGCTGATTTAACCTGTGTATCAAAGGCTCCCATGAGAGCCTGTACGCCCTGTCCAGTAACAACAGATGCATCAATGTTTCCTGTGCGTCCTTCAGGATAACGTGTGCCCACACGAAGTTCCTGATTTAAAATACTTTGCTCAGTAAATGCACCTTGTGGAATTGATAGTTCAACACGTCGGACACCTGCTGGATTGTTTGTGCGGATAACCGCGTCTCCACCAAGTTGCAATTCTTGAACATCTTGAGGAAGTACAATTGGAGCCTGTACAGATTTCTCTGCTGCTTCCATTGCAAGTAATGCAAAACGATTACGGAGCAGTTGGATTCCAAGTACGTCATCAAATTGTCCACGTAGTTCACCATCAACTGATGGCTTACGTGCAACAACAACCATCATCTTACCAAGTGGGTTATTAGCCTTTGAAAGAATCAAGTCACCCTTTGATGGGATGTAAATAACTGACTGGTCTTTATCGTAGTAACGAATCATTTCAACCTGATGATTGAGGTCTTGCTTGTAACCGTAGCCACCAAGCAACTCTCTTTCATACTCAGGGAATTGAGAAACAAGTTCCCCAAGAGTCAGTGTATATCTTTTTGCAAATGCAACACAGCGTCCATAGCGGTCAAATTCTGGGTAAGCCCCAATTGGATTTTCTATTCTGATGCGCGGCAGTTTGCTATCTTCGTCTAATTCAATGATGAAAGGGACGAAACCATATGTTATATACCAGTCTGCTCCCGAGTACATTTGTACCGCAAGGTCAGAGTTTTGAAAATAATTAGCAGCAATACGAGTTCTCTTGTCCGCAAAATTACGAGCACGGTCATTAACCGTATTCGCTGCTGAACAGTTGACGGCTGGTAGTGGTGCCATAACTTCGGATAGGTCACGGGCAACAATGTCAACAAAATTCGCAACGACATTTGCATCTACTCCGTCTGGAAAAAAGTCAGGATATACTTCAGCAATCTTTCCTTTACGTACAGCAAGGACATCTAGGTTACGAGCATCACGCTCGTTGTTGCGATAGCGCAGCGATTGAACTCGCGCAGCAATCTGTTCCATTGATAAAGCCATTGTTGTCCTATCCGTATTGTTCAGACCATTGAGAAGCAAACGCTTCATCTAAGTTAATTGAGTTACGATGAGATACTTGTGCTCGGGTAGCCCACCTATTTTGTGCATACTGTCCTACCCGACTTGATGACTGCATTAATTCACGTATACGAATTACTGCAAACCATAAAGCCATAACGCAGTCAGTCTTACCTCTGGTCTCTGGCTTCCACGTTAGTAGTTGCTGAGTCAAAGCCTTAATACCTTCAGAGCCATCTGATGATGGTAATTCTATAATGTTGTTTTTCTGGAACTTCTCTTCGCGGACTGTGCCAAAGAGGTTAGACATTGAAGCAACGCCAAACGAAGTGTCCCATTTATTTTTTCCTGTGAAGTGCGCGTCAAGGCGTACACCGTATGTAGCAAGCCAGTTTCGTAAGTCTTCATCTAAAGAGTAGGCTTTCTGGTGAGCGTTAATTTCAACTCGGAACTCTTGTGGTTTATATTTAATTGTAAGTTCTTCAATTGCTGCTCTAATCTTTTGTGGAGTAGGTTCACTCATGTTGACACATTCAACTACGTAAATCTTACCGTCTGCCCGATTATATGTTGCTACAACAAATGCAGCGTTACCTGCCATAGCGGGGTCAAATCCAATAATAGTGTGAGCATCTACTTGTGGAGGATGTCCAGCAGCGCCCTCTTTTAGTGGACCTCGCTTTCGCATCCCATTAGTTGACCCTTGCACCAACACTGGTGGGAAGATTGAATCTGCTTGGATGTCTTCTTGTTGGTAGACAAGTGCCCATGTTGATGGAGTGACTTCGCTACGACGCTTAAATAAGGCTCTACCGTCCCACTTGGGAAAGTAACCGTTTTCTTGCGGAGTATCTGTATCTCCGTCCCATGGGACATCTGATTCTTTCCAGAGAGTAACCCAGTCTTTAGGGTCTTCTTTGTATTCAAGTACGGCAGGCATGCCCATATACGTGAAAGGCGTTTTGCCACCAGACCAGTGCTTCGGATTACGAAGTTCTTTATATAAATCATTTGCTGCAATTCGGGTCCCCACCACTAACAGTTTACCGTTTTTACCCAGACGGGTAATAACTTCTTTCTGTAACCAGTCCATCTGCTTTTCCCACTCATGGGCATTAGCAGTTGTTATACAGTCGTCCAAAATAATCAAGTCGGCGCGAGCGCCGTAAATCTGACCACCCATACCTAGTGCCTGAAGGGTTGGGTCCTTCTCACTAGAGTTACGCGCATCGCCCCCAAGGTAGACAGTATCGGTTCGCCAAGTATCAGCGTCACCTTTCCAGCCGCCCTCTGGACCGAATGCGGTCTGCAGTTTGAGCCAGCGTGGGTGGGACAGTCGTTGCTTAATAGCGTATACGAACTCACGAGCCTTATTCAATGTCTTAGAAACCACAATGATGCGGATATTAGGATTGAGGGCAATGCGGTAAGTTGAGTAGTTCACCGTGATGACGGTGGACTTAGCGTGCTCGGGTGGCACGTTCACCAGCAGACGGTTTGACTCCCCAGGTTCGTATATCATGGAGGGGTGGAGCCACGAAGGTTCATGCCCCTCAAGTAGGTCTACCCAGTCCTGATGATGGGGGAAGACCGTCTGGTCTAGAAATGCTTTTGAGAAATCAGCAAAAGGGATAGACTCCTTCTCAACGCCAAGGGCGGTGAAGGATTGTTTCTGTCCCTCTTCTTTTGCCTCTTCCAAGGCTCGTGTGAATTCGGGGTCCCGCGCCATCCACACTCGGATGGTATCTGCTTTCTTGTTCTCTTTGCCCATTGCGGCGGGGATTGAGATTCCAGCACGCACACTCTCGAGGACGTTAGCCTTGGCAAGTGCTAACCCCTTAGCAAGGTGGTGTTCGCCCCCACTTTTAAATCCAGCCATTAATATCCCATCCTGTGAGTATAGTTGTCCCGCCTATAACAGACAGTTTGTACAGCATATTGTAACAGAGTGAGTAAGGCTCTAAAAAGACTTACGAACTATTTTACTATCCATATATACTTAACCTGTCCAAATAGCCTAAACGGACTCTTTTGTACAAAAATATTTATTACTTGATAGAAATAGTTAACTAATCCCCTGTAACTATACTGACAGAAATATATAGATAGAGATACCAACTGTAATTACTAAGAGATTTAACATACCTAGGGTCTTAGCAGACCCATAGGTTATGTTAAAACTGCCGTGCAGTATGTATGGTGCAGTCTGTTTATGTCTAGACAGTC